TTTTCCCACAAATTCACCACTAGGAGTTAGCTGGCTGACTGTGATATTATTGCCATCTGTTTCTACTAAGAAGTTACCAGCAGGGTCACTGTAGCCTCGAAACTCTTGACTAATAATTGATTGGTATTGATTAGCAAGTAATTGTTCTACGGTTTCCCAACAGTCATCGTAAATATGGGCTGATTGACTAATGGTAATCAGTGGACCCATTGTTAAATCGTACTCAGATTGACTAGCAATTTCATCTCTGATATGACGCTGTAAAGCCCGTAATCCCATTGCATTAGCCGGCCAAGCGGAAAACATATCATTACTTCTAAAGGTAGCTGTTAAAGACAGTTCATTATCTACTACTCTTACCCAGATGTGATTAAGGCAAGGTGAACCGCCGTGATTATGATCTGAGTCACCCCCTTTTCTTTCTCCTCGCGCGATTGTATTATGATCGTGTCCACGCCAACTATCATGTTCGGCAAGTATTTGATAGTTTCCACTTCCGCTATCCCACAAAGACATAACGGCACTAGCAGAGTCAATTTCTTTGATTAATTTTGTGATAACTGCTTTAATCTGATCCTGACCAAACCAAGATCGCAATCTTTGACCGTAGGTATATTTAACTCTTTCCTGATAATTGGCATCATCAAGTATTTGTGGGATATAGTTCTTTAGATATTCTCTATCTAAAGGCAAGTAATTAGGTTCTGGAAAATAAAAGTCTTCTGGTTCGTCGGTAACTATCGCCATTAAATCGATTAATTCTTGCCATTTACCGTCATAGCCAGTAGGCCTGATAGTGCCAGTAGTTTTGATTCTTTGCAATATTTTTATCCAAGTTTCAGCAATGGTTTTACCTTCAATCCGATGACCATATCGTGGTCCGGGTTTTACTTCTGATGTAGGTTCATTGTAGGGAAAAACCATTGGTTCTGCCCACGGTTTATTAGCACCATAAACTGATAGCCTCAACATCAGAATTGCGTAAGTTGTGAGATTATCTCTTAAAGTAACAGAAGACCGTAATTGATTTAAAACTTCTAAAGGAATATCTATATCAATATATCCTTTCACTAAAGAATCAATTACCCAACACTCTTTCCCTACATCATTTTTTCCTTTATAAACTCCATTCTCGAAGAAATCTTTCAAGCATTGAACACTACCAGAATTTTTGTCTTCACGAGTTGAATCCATTACAACAAGATCGCAAACGTGGGGATTAGCCAACAAATTGCGAACCAAAAAGTTAATTCCCCTTGATGCGCTATAAAGATTACCAATTACGGCATAATCGGAAGGATCGAGTTTTGCGGCTACTGACTTAGCAGGAGTCCATCCTGTACAGATAGCAATATAGCCACTGCCTAAAATCAACTGATTCGGTTTGTAGATTGCATTAAACATTGGGGTTTCCTTTTTCTTTAAGATTTGGTTGCTTCCAGGCTTTTATTTCTTTAAGATATAAATCAGATTTAGGTTTCCAGTTTTCTATTTCTTCTAGAAGCAAGTCCAGTTTTGCGTTGATTTCTTCAAGAGTCATAATTGATTTTACCTCTACTTTGTTCAAGAGATTTTATTTCTGCTAATGTTTTTTTGATTGATTCTTTTTCATTGGCAAGCAATTCTCTTACTTTTTGAAAAAGAATCAATATTCTTTTGTCAATTTCTGCAATAGCCATAAGTCCTTCTTTATTTGAGAATTTTTTACGAAGGGCAAATATTAGGGATGCGATCAGAAACTTTAACAAATGTACGAAAGGTTCATCGGAGGAGATGCAGGATGAGGTCTAACAAATACATGATGTACCAATCCAGCTAGTTGATAAGTTCCAATGTATTGTCCTTTTTATCAATCCAATAGGAGCCAGTATAGTAAGTCAAAGTATCAAAAATCCTCTTAGGTTCTTCTGTTTCTACTAATGCCCAAAGTGTAGGAATATTATTCTGCAACTGAACGCATAATATCTCTGCGTTTAAAGGCATTTCAATCTCGCAACAAGGAGTTGAATCTATAGGGTACTTCCAGATGGTTCTCATTGGTTTTTTGGGTTAGTGTATATTGATCCGATAACCGATAACTGGCACTGTAGTATTACTTTGTTTTTTGCCACGGATTATCACTTAATCCCCATTGATGTTTAAGAAAAGCTTTGTACATATTTTCTCTGACCATCATTTGTTCGTAAAGCTTGATCAGGAAATCCTGCGCTTGCTCCTGACTCATTTTTTCTACCTGAATCTGAAAAGAACGAATATTGAACTGCTGTTCTAAAGAAAGTTCGATAGGTTGAGACATGATTACTCCTAAGTTAAAATTCAGACTCTTCTTTTTGAGGACTAAATCTATTGTCAAAGTCTTTCAATGTTTGTTTTAAGCAACAATAAAAGCTGTTAAATTCGTCAGAAGGTTCTCGGTCTTTCCCGTGATGTTTGAGTAGCTTTTTACCATTTCTGGTTCAATGGGAACATAGATGTAATCTTCTAGCGTGAATTTATCTTCCATTGTCTAATTCCTCCCAAAAATTGTCAAAACAAGTGATTTTCATGCGTAACCTTTTATCGAATAAAGCTTCAAAATCAGGGTTGCCAAATTTTTCTTTTATTCTATCAGAATGTTTGTTAAAAAAAGAAACAGTGTTTTTAATGCTAATAGCATCATTAACTTTATCTTGATAATATTGTTTTTTTGACATTCGTTCCCCCAAAATTCGACTTCTTAATTCTGTTAAGTCTTTTTTGGTTTTTTCTACAAAAGCAAGTCTAGCTTTAATTCTATCTTCCATTGCCTAACTCCTTCCTAAAATTATCAAAACTAGGTGATTTTTGCTTTGTCTTTGCTAAAACTTCCCACAGGTCGTTAGTGTGGGCTAGTTCTCTAGCCAGTTTTCTTTGTCTTTCTCTGCAATCTTTTCCCCATGATTTCTGAAATTCATCCCACGCTTTCTCGTCCCATCGTTTTTCGTATATATCATATTCATATTGACTGTAATCAAAGTCGTTCATTTTTTGCCACATTTCTTGTATTGTTTTTCTGAAATAGTTTTGCCTAATTTTCTTTAATTCCTCCCATACGTCATTAAAATTTGGAATAATTAATTGACTGGTTTTTATCCAATTTTTCCAGTTTGCTTGCGTGTATTTTTTTATCGGATTAACCTCGACAATTTCCTGTATAACATTTTTTAGCAGTTCAAGGCTTTTAATGTCTGGACATTCTTGAATTTCAAAACCACAGTAGTTACAAAAAACTGCATAACTTAATGTGGTTCCCATTTTTACTCCAAGAGATAACGAGGTTTTATGAAGCTTGGATTTGTCCATGATGTACCTCCTTTAGATAATTATCTCTTTTTGATCGCCATTTTTTTTCAAGTATTAACCGAGTATCTTTTTCTGCCTGAGATTTAGCGTATAAAGCCATAAACTTTAATCCTTTGCGAATAATTTCAGGCTCTGATAAATTCAACTGCTGAGATATTTCTTCAAGACGTTCTGAGCTTTTCCCACTAAACTCTATTTGAAATTGTTTGATACTCATGTACTTGCTTCCGAAATTTCCATAATTAAACTATATGGCTTCTTACTTGAATTGTCAAGATAATTTTGATACACTAAGATTAGAAAAATTTATATTAATACAAATGTTCGACAGTGCTATTGGAGTTGCGGGAAAGTTTCTAGAAAATCCCACAATTAAGGCTAATGCTTCTCTATCCTTTTCTGTGGCTACAGGCTCTACCATGACTACCGATGCCGTTGGTAATCCAGTTATGCGAGCATCTTCTATAGAGTCTGTAGTAATTGCTTGTTGGTTGCATCAGTCAAAACCGCCTGTGGCAGAAGTACAAGAAGGTAGTTATCTCGATTGTGAATATTTTGAGGGAAGATTGGTAAAGCCTAAAGATTACCCGTTCCCGATCATGAGTACAGGAGAATTACAGGTAACAATTAATGGCAGAATCGGACTTGTGAGACAGTTAAATGTGTTTGAGTCCCCGACGGGTCAACAGCTAGGAATTGCCGCAAAACTAGGACGGAGAATTAAACTTTATGTAAGGTTTGATCAAGGTAGTTAAGCATCGGAACCTTTTAGGTAGCCGAGGTATCCTGAAACAATTGCTACGATAACATTGTCGTAGGTGTCAGTAGTTTCAGGAGTAAAGAAAGAATGAATCAAGCAGGCGAAAACAATTAAAACACAGACAATAGACGGGTCTAATTTAAGATATGACATTGCTATTATCATCCTCTATAAAAATTTTGTTTAGAATTGGTTTATCGCTAATTGTTAACTTTAATTCGTCTTTCGTCCATTTTGTGAATATTGAATCGTATCCATAGATATATTTTAAGTTGTCATTGACGATAACCCCCGCTTTTTTTAGCCCATCATTGACATATTTTGCGCTACCACAAACATTATCAGGGTCACGTCCAAAGTTTTTAATTCGCCATTCGTAAAGCATCCATACTTTGTCAGGAAAACATGGAATTTCTTGTTCTATAATAAGTTTTTGTATATTAAAATCCCATTCTTTTTTAGTAGTTGCGCTTTTAAACTTATTTGCACGAGCGTATCTTATTTGTTCATTAAGAGTCGGCGGAAGTGGACAGATAAAAATCGCTTTCATAATTTTATTGGGCGATACTTTTTAAATATCATTAGCAAATCATCAGGAATTGTACCAAGTTGACCAGTTCCGTAGTTGATTTTTGCCTCTTCAAAAGGTAACTCAACTGACGAAACACCCTTAAAAGAACCAGTATTACATACCCAATCTAAAACACGACCAAAAGCCGCTTTTATCTCTTTTGTTTGTCGGGTATCTTGGGTAAAATCAATGCCACTGGAATACTCTACATCAGCCTCAGAAAACTCAGGATATGGTTCCCGACTGTAGCCACGATAGCCACTATATCCCCACGATCTACCAATTGCTGTAGATAAGTGAATTTGCCCGTCTATATCGATTATGTAGTCGTTAGAACCTAAAATTTGCCAACTATCAGGAGCGATAGCCCGATTAAATCCATCGGTAATATTGCCTAGTCTAGCTTTAATTATCGGAGCAGGATTGCTGATAAGTGGAGTATTTATACTGACATAAGTTAATCTAAAATTTTGGAATTTTAGATTAACTCTTGGTCTTTCCCGATGACGGGTAATCTCTAGGGGTCGATCCGCTCCTCTATCGCCTTCAATAATTGACTGAACAAAGTAAATCGCACCAGTGACGGCATCTTCTGGTAAAGATACTGATGGTGCGAAAATAGAGAGGTCATCGATGCTAAAAATCATTAGGAAATTTTGCTCAATAGAGGACAACTGGTGTCGTTAACTGGACAAAATGGACGATGATCGAGATCAGTTCTGAGTTGACCTTTACACCGGTTACAGACTGGATAACCTAGCGCTTTCAGATTGTTATAAGTAACTTCATTGGTTCCATTTGTCAGGGGAAGGTTTTTAGTTCCACCTGTCACAGTGGGTAAAGTTTCTTCGAGGGTTTCTTTGCTTGCCATAATTGTTAGAAAGATAAAGTTTATACCGCTACATCTAGGGTGCGTAATTCAGCTACTCGTAACTGCTGAGAAGCTTCCCCAGTACCTACGGGATCAACGTCAAGAGTTTTGTAGCCGAGCCACGCTAACCAAGTTGCGCGAATCCGACGATCAAATTGAGTGACATTATCAAAAGTGATTTGAAACGGCATCCCTACACCAACACCTAACGCACCGGCTCCAATTAAATAACCAGTACGGGTAGTTCTAGCACCTAAAGAACCGCCCAATGTTTCACTTTGAACACCGGGTTGACCAGCCGCTCCGACACCGACACTATTGCCAGTTTCAAAAATATGGAATTTTTCTACCAACCCTAAATACGAGCTAACCCTTCCAGTATCCCCAGGGGGAATATAAGACGGATTGAGAATATTTAGTAAAGCGTCAAGATCGCGAGTCGTATTTGCTTGCCAATCGTCATCATAACTCTCTTTTAATTGCAGAATTTGAGTCGAATTTAGGAATAACAAATACGTCTGGTCAGGGTACATCTGGAACCTGTTATCGTGGGCGTATTGATATAATCGCCGCAAGAATCCTTTGGTAAAAGTTCCATCATCTCCTGTTGCCGATAGTCCAGTGGGAGAAGTAACAAGACTGCCTTTTTTGTTATACAAATGCAGTGACGTGCTATCAAGCATAGTTTTGATCATGGTATTATCAAAACTTGCATAGTCGTAATACAGCGTATTTTGCATCCAATCAATCATTCCCATCGCACTAAAATATTCAGTGAAAGTTGGGATAGAAACAGGTCGGATTGCAGTAGAAGCACCTACTTTACCGCGCCCATATTCAAAGATTTCTGCCGATACGCTAGACGCACTATTATTATCTGATTCAGAAGTCAGATCAGCATACTCACCCTTTCCTGATAGTTGATAATCGCTTACCGACGGGGAACTTGTTAGGTAATTTAATCGAGGAATTCGGATAACAGTTCCATTACGAGCCGTAAAGTCTAAGGAATAATTAGGAATCTGCCAAAAGGCATACCCAGGGATTTGAGTTGTACGGAGAATTGCTGACAAAGTGTCAAGAAAAAACGGAGGCAAATCCGCCGCAGTCGTTGGGGCATTTTTTGAAACTTGACCGCCCATTACAGGAGCCGAACGAGTCCCTCTGAACCAGCCTTGTTTGCGGCCCCAATCATCTAAAGAGTCGACAATCTGTTGCCGGTTATTTTTAACATGGCGATCTAATCGTACTTTATCGTACAGGTTTACTGTCTGATTACCGCCCATTACAGGAGCCGAATAGATTACACCAGAATTTTTCTGAATGTCTTCAATCAAATCAAAGGTTTCGTCAAGCGCACCTGTAATTTTATCAGCATCATGAGCGACGGTTTTATTGAAGTTAGGCAACTGCATTTTTTCTGGTGTTTGGCTACCGTAAAGCTTTCCTAAGTCAGCAAAGTTATTAATCGTTTTTTCTGACTCAGTGACTTTAGTTTCTAGTTGAGCAATTTTTTCATTAGATTTTTGGATAGCTTCCGTGGCAGAATTGAGAGAAGCTTCTAGGGTAGCTTTTGTAGTTTCAAATTGTTGTTTTTGAGACTCTAATGCAGATTGTTTGTCTAATTCCATCGCTTGCTTTACCGAAGCTACGGTTTCTGCTACGGTGTTTTTGACAATCTCTTGAATCGCTTTGGGATCAAAGACTGGGACGGGAGTGGGATCAGGGTCGGAATTTTTAACTGGTACACCACTTCCAGAAGGCTTTAAATCACCTCGAAAAGTGGCTTTTTGAGTCAGGGTGTAGATTTCTTCTTGAGAAGGAGTATCAGTTCCTTCTGCTGAATCTTTAATAGCTACGGGAGTAACCCGTTTAATTTCTTTTAGGGTATTCATTACTGATTGCTGATCACTAACTATTAGATATAATTGTACTACAGAACTTTCTGTTTTAGGTAAAAACAAAAGTATTGGGACGAGAATCTATTAATCTTGCTTGGCGACAATTGCCACTGGCAACAAAACTGCATTCGATAGAATCCATTTTTCCAGAACGGCGATAGTAAGGGGTTAGCGTTTCTTCATCTACTAGCCCTGCCATATATGGGGGGTAGTGGGGACATTTAGGATCACTGTAAGGAATATCGCAGATAGGACAAATCGACTCGCCATAAAAAATTCCCCCCATTGAAACATCGGCTTTTCTGCCATAGGAAATTTCTGAAATAATCGGGTGAGTCGCTTCTGCAAATCCAAAGACCAAGACCTGATGATAGCCGTCTTTTTGGATTATTCGATAATCTTCGCTTGGATTAGGAGATTTTTCGAGGATTCGCACTATCCCTTCCTTGCTTACACGAGGCAAGGAATAAATAAAAGAATCATAGATCATCCCAAAAGTTTTGGTCTGGTCTTCCCACTCATGATCGAGCATCAAAGCGCATCCAGGGTAACTAGCTACCATGGTTTCTAAAACATTTTTATCCCATACCTGGCCAGAACCGTGAATTAAGTTATTTGAAGCAATTAAAGCAAATCGCATCAGTTCCGATGATTCCCACGGATCGAGTCCGTAGGGTTTGAATTGATTGATTAACGACATCTCCTCGTCGGTAGGATGACGGGTCTGTAGCAATATCTCTAATTCAGCGCGGGTTAGTTCTAGTTCCATGTCAATAAAAAATACTTATATAAATAATTCTATCTAAAGACTTGACGTTTATGGTTGGTTGATGTATATTAATAGTGTCGTCTCCAGCCCAACCTATAAATATAAAATTTCAATACAAAATATTTGTCTCCATAGAAAGTGTATAGCTGAGGAAACAGCGCAGGATTGATACCCTGCGTTTTTTATTTCGTCCAGCCAAAGTTTAACGAAAGCATATTCTGGGTAGGTCGTTCCCTAGAGTTAGAAAAAATAAAGTAACAGCCGCAATTAGCCCGGCAAGTACATCTTTCAGTCGGTCGGGGGAGTGTTCCGATAGGCTGCCAACCGGCACTTTCATAAAAAAGACACTCTTGGCAAGATTCTTTTTTGGTAATTATTCTCTTTTCCCACTTGTTGATTAGAGCGTGTCCTCTCCGGCTTCCCTCCTCAAAAGCTTCTCTAGACTTGGCAACGTACTGTTTAGAGCGGTTGATTATTTGAGCCTCTGATTGAGTACCAAGAATAATATCACGGCAAAACTTTCTTAATCGTGCGTATTGTGTTCTAAGCATCTGACCAATTCTGCCATAGTCAGAAGCGCTCATGTCAGGCTTGCCAACTCGATAAAGCTGAATAGTTAGGTTTTTAATCTCAAAAGACATTTTCTCTTCCCACTCACTAACAGTTATTTTTTTCTGTAAAAGGTCACGGGTAAGTTTATCTGTTTTTTGAGTACGGGCATTAATAGTTTGTTGGGAGATTTGTCTAACTTTTTCAGTGGAGACAAATCTCCCCGTTCGGTTGTCTCGATAGCGTCGAGTTGCAGGGTTAAAAGAAAAATCACTCATAACTTATTTCAGGTTCTAATAGGTTTTTAAATTCATCATCCGGAGGTTTCTTTTTCCAGTCATCGATAGCTTTTTGGATGTCATCGGCTGTTACTTCGGCTCTCCCTAGCAACCGACTAATTGGCTGTAGGTTTTTATCTTCTGGGTTGAATTTATCTGCCATGATTACTTTATTCTAATTCTACTCTCGATGGTTTTATCGGGCTTTTCGATGCTTTAACAAATTTAGAGCATCCAATGTTTTTATGAACCGGTTCTTGTAAAGAAGAAATTAATATTTCTGGCAGCAGTGGTTTTCGCATTTCCCATTCTTCTTTACTCATCTTTTTGGTAAGTTTACTTGACTTTTTATCTTTTGAGTTGAATTTATCTGTCATGTTATTTATCTCCTAATCCGTCATAAACTAATTCTTGGGTTTTTTCTGATTTATTGAGTTTAGCTTTTAGGTTACGGTTTTTAATTTCTAACATTTTTATCTTTAATTTTAATGTTTCATAATCAAACATCAGGCTATCGTATGAGTCGGTTAATTCGGCGTATTCGGCTCTCAAGTCTTCGATATTCAAATCTTCGATAATAGCGTCAAAGTTATTGTTATTCATGGATTTTCTCTTTAAATTAAATAATAAACTCTTGACAGTCAAGAGTTATTTTTTGTCAGTTCCCTAATCCACTTACGCTTCTGTTTCTGCTTTGTTAAGTTCACCGATCTGAGCTTTTAGCTTAGACACCTCATCTTTTAAAGCTTCAATAACCTCCAGTTCGGTCATATTGGCGACTAGAACATTATTATTAGAATCGGAAACAACATAAGCTTTTAGATTTGTCATAATTATCTCTTGGTTTTACTGTATTTTATCAAATTTAAAACAGTTTTAACTGTAATGGAGAATTATCTACTGGTTCTTCTATCGGTTCATCTGGAATAGGTTCTATAGGTTGGTCTAGTCTGTTACAAGCTATCTGATAATATTCTAATTCTTTCTCGATACAGATATAATTTCTACCTAATTCTTTGCAAGCTAAGGCAGTAGTGCCAGAACCACAAAAAGGGTCGAGGACTATCCCACCCGGCGGTAATCCTAATGTGATCAGGTATTTCATTAATGCTAGTGGTTTTACCGTAGGATGAGTATTACCTTCACTGCGTTCGGATTTACTAGCCTTAGCGCAATAGAAAAATCGGGCGGCAGAGCCTGAGTCACCGTATGTTTCAGCGATATGGTCTGTCTTGCTTCCGAAGAGAGGCTTGCTGGTTCGTATCTGTCCCTCTTTCATCTTTCCGCTTTTTGTCTCAGGAAACAACCCCACCACCTCCTCGATGCCGTCGTGGATGAAGTTGGCGGGCCAGCGGCCTTGATCATTGCGATACTCAAACGGCTTGTCAGACCTGTTTGTTTGCGGGGCTTTCGTATCTGTATTGGGGTTAGCTGCTGGTCTTGTCATTGTAAGCACCTCGCTGTTCAGTGGAACCCGACACCCATCGATATTAATCCCCCCAGTTCCCCACTGTAGGACATTCTCCGCAACCGTGCCAGTGAGAGGTTTACGAGCCACCGTAATCGGTTCGAGTGCTGGTTTTAGAGCAGTCCCCCAGCCTTGCCATTGTTTGGCATCTTCGGTTGCGGGGGCGGTGATGTTAACCAATATGCGGCCATTTGATGTTTTAAAGTTGCCACCGCGCATATCGGAGACCTCTTTTGAGCCTACCACCTCCCGATTCGCACCTGCCATCTTATCAATCGCCTTGCTCACGTCAAGCGACTTCGGAAACCCCGACCCATAGACCCACATAATGGTATCTCTGATTTCCCAACCAGCGTCCTCGATTGCTACTGCCAATCGGTGAAAAGTACGAGTCCCACCAAAAGCAAATAGGTGCGCTCCTGGTTTAGCGACTCGTAAAGCTTCAATCCAAAACTGTACACCAGGTACACCATGATCCCAATTTTTTCCCATGAACGAAAGTCCATAAGGAGGATCGGTTAGGATTAAATCAATAGAACTATCAGGAATATTTTTTAAAACATCAAAACAATCACCGTGAATAATTTGATTAATCATTTTGATTTATATTTATTTTTTTAACAGGTTGTTTATTAGTTTCTTCATCGGTTAAATCAGAGTCAGTGTCTTCAACTTCTCCCCCAGACATACCATCTATAGATTCACTCCATTCTGGCCACAGTATCCGATATTTATTTCTAGCATTTTCGGCATAAAAATCTAATCCTTTTCTGAGAATGATTTCTGTGTCAATTACCTGTTTGATAGCACCGCTAAGAAGCTGACACCATCCGTATCTCATCCTAGAATAGCGACGATCAGGCGACCGGGATAACTCTTTAGTTCCCCCTTTTGATTCTAATCCTGGGAAGAAATAGGTCGGGAATCCAGGGATAATTAGCTTGTACCGGCATTGCAAAAGAGTATCAATTAGCCCTGTTAAATCAGAGTTAAAATTAGCCATTTTACGAATATCTTGCCCAGGATAGCTGAGAATATGGTCGGATATTATTCCGCTTTTTCTACGGATTTCTAATTCCCGCTCATAAATTCTTTCTTGCTCGGTAGAAATACCTGGCATAATATGCAGAGTCGGAGAAACTCCTAAGTCATTAGATGCCCTAATCAAATTATCAAAAGCCTGTTTAACGTCAGCCCAAGCATCTAAAGAAGCTAACCAAAGAGAGCGACCATAAAGAAAATCAGGTTCATGGCGAATATGACAGATTTTATAGGGTTCAAAAAAATAATCAGGGTCAGACTCCGAGACATATTTTCTTTGCTCGAAACCAATTAGTTCCCCTTGATCTGTTTCTTTTCTAAACATCTCAAAGGTAGGTAAATAAAGAGTCTTTGCTACACCAAAATCTTTAGACTTGTTGGCAGATAGCCCTTCTCGTTCAATGCCCAACTCTAGAAAACATTCTCCTTTCCCTAATGCCCATCTTAGGGCTTTCTTGAGTCTATCCCCACCAATCATGTAGGTTGAAAAATTCTGCTTTCTTAACCTAATATCTTCTGCAATGGCAAATACTTCTGAGTTAATAGGAGTTTCTTCATCATCAAGGGTTTTGGCTACTACCCATCCCTGATCGTCTCCATCATCAGACGCAAAGGTATCAGAAGCGGCCATGTCAAGGGCGTGGATGACTTCATAGCACCATTGATTAAGTTCGATTAATTCTCTTGATATTCTCGGATCACGGATAGGATTTTCCGTAATCTCCAAATCGTACCGACGTGATACTGACACGATACCAGGTGAAGTAAGGGATCGCTGAGAGCCTCTTAATTTGTCATCCTTTTTCTTCTTTTTTGCCATTAGAACTGCCATGTACTATTTCTATGATATAAGAAAACAGACCATTTTGTTGATGGTCTGTTTTAAATCACCCAAGGAGAAATCTAAATATTAAAAGAATCTAGCAAATGTTCCATCGCTCCGCAAAACTTTTCTTTCGTCAATGTCGTCACTGCAAAAAAATAAATCGGTAGTTAACGCTTCCATTAAAGCCTTAGCCGCACCATTAGATATTACAATTCCCACTTTTGAAGTCACATCCACTACATACCAATCCTCTAGGGGACAGTGAGTAATTGTAGTAATCTCGTAACAGTTAACAAATTCTTGATAGTTTTCTACTGTCTCTAGTATTAACGGACGAAATTCTTTTTTCATGACAACCTTTAGTTTTAACTAAATATTACAGGTTACTTTTTGAATTGTCAATATCTTAGATAAATCTTAAAGCCCTCTCATAATACCGTTTTCTTTCAGCTAGTCCATTTGTA